TGCATTGATTATCAACACGATTTCAAGCAATGCGCCTCAGATTATCAGCATTATTCAGGCTATTGCAGAGGGTATTCGCACGGCTATGGATGGCATAGCTAACATCATCATCTCTGTAGGTACGGCTATTAACATCGCTCTACAAGGTATTGCCGATATTTTCAAATCAGTTGGAGAGTCAATCTCTACGGCTGCTCAAGGTATCGGTAAGGGTATTGAGAGTGTATTCAACGGCATTTCAACGGTCATCAGCTCAGTTGGTGGTGCAGTTAGAACAGTTTTAGATGGTATTGCTAATGTATTCACGTCGATTGGTACGGCTGCAAGAAATGCAGGTCTAGGTGTCAAGTCAATGGCTGAGGGTATTCAAATCCTTGTGGGTCTCAATTTAGCTGACCTTGCAGGGACTTTGACGGTTGTTTCAGCAGGTCTTACTGCTATTGCTAACTCAGGCATCGCTACGGCTGGTCCCGGATTGCAACAGGCAGGGACTGGATTGATGCTGATTGCTACATCAGCTCAACTTGCAAGCCTTGCTTTGCAATCAGTACCTACTGCTCTATCATCACTAAGCACCAGTCTTGGAACATTGCCAGAAACATTGGCAAGCGCTGGAGCTTCGATGAGCGCTTTTGCTTCATCGGTTACGGCTTCCTTTGCAAGCCTTTCTGGATCCGTGTCTAGTATCATGATGTTACAGACAGGTCTGATGTCTTTGGCCACTGCGATGATGATGGCACAGAGCGGTGCTTCAGCGATGTCATCTACTCTAACGATGATTAACGCTTCAGCTTCGTCAGCTTCAGCTTCCATCTCTCAGCTTGCTTCAGGCATAGCTTCAGCAATGACTCAGGCTGTATCATCGGTTCAGTCAAGTATGGCATTGATTGTGTCTGTGATTACACAGTCATCGGTTCAAATGACACAGGCAGGCCAACAGGCAGGTCGTGGAGTTTCTGAAGGCATTACAAACGGCATACGCTCTGGAGTTGGTTCAGCAATGTCAGCGATGGCTACAATGGTCAGCTCTATCCAATCTACAGGGATGAGAGGTGTGTCCACTATGCGCTATGTAGGCTCTATGATTGGTCAAGGTTTAGCAAGTGGTATGTATTCAGCTCTAGGAGCTGTGACAGCTGCAGCTAATGCGCTTGTCGCTCAAGCTGAAAGAGCTGCACAAGCCAAGGCTAAAATCCACAGTCCATCACGACTATTTAGAGACAACGTAGGACGTTATATCTCGCAAGGGGTGGCAGTTGGTATCCTGGCAGATGCTCACAAGGTAGATGATGCTATGGGCGATGTATTCGACCAAATCAAAGCCTTTAACTTTGCGCCAGAAGATATCATCGGAGTAGGACAATCAAGCCTTACTAAGACTCTTCAGGTCAAATCTGACCTTGACCGTCAAATCAAGGCAAGTGTTAAGGTCGTACAAGAGAAATCGAACAGAATTGTCGAGCAAGCTCTAGAGGTTGCTGAGAAGGCAGTCAAACGACCTGTAAACATGATGATGGAAAGTGGAGTACTTGTCGGACAGATTGGTCAACAGATGACCGAGTTCCAAAACGACAAGCTCATGATCGATAACATGATGAGAGGTAATTATTAATGGACACAGTAATCTATAACAATCATGACCTCTCTGAGGTTATCAAAATAAGCGAAGTAATACGCCCGATAGGAAATGAGAGGAACGTCACGACAAATGACGCTCCTTTTTTAGGCGTTAACGTCCAGGAAGTAAGAACTGGACCTAAAAAAATCAAAATTAAATTTGCCGTTCAGAAAAAAACGGCAAGAGATACCGAGTCAGCCAAGCACGATTTGGCCACAATCTTGAACACAGACAAGCCTGTTAAGATTACCATTTCAGACGAACCTGACAAGTATTACATGGGACTTGTCATTGGCTCTGTGGATGTCGACAACGTGGCTAGATGGCTCCAGAAGGGCGAGTTTGAGATTTTAGTTCCTGATGGCGTCGCTCATAGTTCGACTTATAGACGGTTCGACAACGGTCAAGAGTTGCGTGACAAGGTTGTTTTTGACCTAGTCAATAATGGCAACGTCGAGGCTTTTCCAATCGTAACGGTCAAACACAATGCTGAGAATGGCTACATCGGTCTTGTAAATACCAGCGGAGCCTTTGAGGTTGGAGACCGTGAGGAAACCGACACAGGCACCGTCAAGCGCTCTGAGGTCTTGGTTGACTTTAGAGGGGATAGGATTTCAGATGCTTTCAACAGAGCGGTCAAAAACAGAGCAATCACGAACGATAACGGGGAAACTGTGACAGGAGTATCTGAGCTGACTACTCTTTGGAATAAGAAACACATCAAACTGCGAGACCAAGCCACAACTGGCAAGTACGGGAACTATGCTACAGGTCTTTCCTGGGACATTCCAACAGATAGCGCTGGAGGTGTAGGCTCGCTCAATGATTATCTGTTTTGTAAACAGGTATTTCAATCAGGCGGTGCTGATCAGTACGGTTTTATTAAGATAACTGTATCAGACACTAGCGGTCAATTTCTGTACGGTGTCGAGACGTTCAAACGCTCTAAAGGGCAAGAATGCGAGTTCAACGTTTTTGGTTCAGACGGCAAAGGGAAGTATAACTTTTTGAAATGTTTCACTTTTACTGGTTCTGACGATAAAAACAAAAATCCGTTTGTCCCATCAAGAGGTCAGTTTGAGCTCAAGCGAAACGCAGAAAGGGTTCAAGTCTACTATAATGGCTCGTATTATAGCTTTGTCATTCCTGAAATCAAGGATAGAAAATCAGCTAAAATCCATGTGACCTTAGGAGCTTATCACGATAAACCTATGGTGTCGCATATGTACGTTGATGAGTTGATGTTTCGTAAGGACTTTGTGCCTTCTATTGGAGATGTACCTAATCGGTACCCTATCGGCTCTAATCTCATTGTCAATAGCGAGACGGATTCAGTAACACTTGATGGAATTGAGAGGACAGTAGATGTCGTTGACGGTTCTCATTGGTTGGCTATCCCTCCAGGCAATAGCCGATTGGAAGTCTATTGCTCAAGTTGGATTAAGACCAAGCCTACTATCAAAGTAGAGTTTGAAGAGAGGTATTTGTAATGTTATTAACAATTCACGACTCGAATTTGAGGAAAGTGGCATTCATTGACAATAACAAGCAAGGAACGTTGAACTATTTCAATGATACCTGGACACGGTACCTCGAAACAGGCTCCAGCGTCTTTGATTTTACGGTCTTTAAAAAGGCTATTATCTCAGACATCGGGCAAAAAAGAGCCTATAACGCTCTAAACGAGAAGGCGTTTGTGTCCTTCCATTACAAAGGCAAGACTTACTTACACACAATTCGAAAAGTTGAGGAAAACGAGAAGGTCATAAAATGTTACGGTATCAACTTAAACCTTGAACTTATCAATGAGTACTCAATTCCTTATAAATCTCCTAAGGCTATGAGCTTCAAGGAGTTTTGCGAGGAGATGGACCTGCTCAACTATACATTCTTGAAAATCGGTATTAATGAAGTATCGGACAAGAAGATTTCTGCTGAGTGGGAAGGCACAGACACTAAACTAAATAGACTACTTAGTCTGGCCAAGAAGTTCGGTGCTGAGATCGAATTCGACACAAGGTTGAATGCTGATAGCTCTATCAAGTCATTCACCGTCAATGTCTACCATGAGCATGATGATAACCATCAAGGTGTAGGTCAGTTGAGTCCGACTGTATTGGTTTACGGCAAAAATCTAAAAACCTTAACTCGCACGATTGATAAGACCAGGATCTACAACACTGTAGTACCTACTGGTAAGGATGATAAAGGCAACGTAGTTGATATTAGAGGCCTTGGTCCTTGGTCAGTTAACAACGCAAAGGGCGAGCGTGAGTTTTATCAGTCGGGAGCTGCTTTGTATGCCCCTCTCTCAATGCAGATGTATCCATCTACATTTACTCACTCAACAGGCGATCGTGACCAGTGGACTCGTAAAGACATGACGGTAGAAAGTTCAAATCCTGAGGTCATCCGTTCGATGGCTTACCGTGAACTGAAGAAGAATTGCTATCCTGCAGTCACTTACGAGGCAGAGGGATTCGCAGATTTAGATATCGGGGATACAGTCAAGGTCTATGATGACGGATTTAACCCTACTCTTTTGCTTGAGATGAGGGTATCTGAGCAAACTATCAGCTTTACCAATCCGAAGAATAATAAGACCACTTTTTCAAACGCAAAAGCGCTTGAGAATAGACTTTCTCAAGGTATTCAGCAACAGCTAGACAGGATGATAGAAGAGGCTAAGCCTTACACAATCAAGCTAGCCACTGACAACGGTATAGCCTTTAAGAACGGTCAAGGTCAGACCATTGTGACCCCTACCTTAATGCGAGGTAATAAAGTCATCAATAGCGGCTGGCGTTGGGTGGTGAATGGTGTAATCAAAGCTACAAGTTCTAGTTACATTGTCCGAGCCTCTGACATCAACCAAAAGATGGTTTTGACGGTGTCAGCATGGATTGATAACAAAGAGGTAGCCTCTGAGCAGTTGACGCTTATCAATACATCTGACGGAACGGCAGGAAAGACTCAGTACTTGCATAGAGCTTGGGCCAATTCAGAGGATGGGCGTGATGGGTTCAGTACGTCATCAAGCGCCAACAAGCGCTATTTTGGGACGTACACAGATTTTACAGAGGCAGACAGTCAGGATCCTACAAGCTACAACTGGACAGCTCTCTTTGATAATGTGAGGGTTGGCGCTCGTAACTTTGCACTAGGAACTGCTAGAGCAACTATAGGAAATCAAGGAAAAATCTATACACTAGCACAATCAGCTCAGAATTGGCCAACGGTTCAACCACTTTATTTAACGTTTGATTATGTGGCCTCTGAAACCATCAAAGGTTTTAGGCTTAATCGTGTAATTAAGTATAGAAACGGTTCGCCAGAACAGTGGGATTTTACCACTGATGATAAAGCCTTAGGAATACAACACATAGATACTACATCTATTAAATCTGGCACGTATTCTCAACCTTGGTTGTGGAAACCATACTCAAACGGTAGGACAAGCGATCTAATTGAAGAGATTGCCTTGTATCTAAATTTTGAGAAAGGTTCAGATGGAACGGTCATCATCTCAAATCTAAGAGTCAATACTGGGACAGTCCCTATTGATTGGATACCAGCTCCTGAGGATATTGAGGATAGCCTTAATTCTAAAGCTGATCAAGGGCTAACTCAGGAACAACTGAACGCTCTAAATGAGAAAGCTGGAATTATTCAGGCTGAGCTTGAGGCTAAAGCTAGCGCTGACACACTTGATAATTGGATAAAGGCTTACAAGGACTTTGTCCAATCTAACGAGACCGCAAGGGTGCAAGCTGAGAAAGATTTGATTTCAGCTAGTCAGCGTGTGTCTGAAATCGCTAAGGATCTTGGAGAATTGTCTGATAGATGGAATTTCATTGATAGCTATATGAGTTCATCAAATGAGGGGCTTGTGATTGGTAAGAATGACGGTTCATCCAGTATGCTTTTTAGTCCTAGTGGACGAATTTCAATGTACTCAGCAGGGATTGAGGTTATGTATATTTCTCAAGGGGTTATACACATTGAAAATGGTATCTTTTCTAAAACCGTGCAAATTGGACGGTATCGAGAGGAGCAGTACCATCTCAATGCAGACATGAACGTCATTCGCTATATAGGAGGTGCTTAATGGCTGAATTTTGGTCAAATAATGATAGGAGCTATTATCTCAGACTGTGGGTAGACCAAGTTTCTCAAAATATATCTGACAATAGCAGTCAGGTAAGGGTAAGACTTGCTCTGACAAACGGTGCTCATACATTCTCAGATTATGACTGTTCTGCCTCAGTAACAGTAGATGGTCAGACCTTGAGT